CGCCTGGTGAAACTAGTGCCATATTGATTTCCTCATTAATATGTTGTTATATCTATTTATTAGTTTCACCATAAATCAGCGGTTTATAAAGACCTTTCAAAGGCCTGTGTATAAGTATCTATATGCAAAGACCTCTATGTTCTGAATGTAAAAAACAAGTTTGTGCTATAAATTACAAAAAAGAAGGTAGAACATTCTACAGATCAAAGTGCAACAAGTGTAATGGAAAGCGTAAAAAACCTTACGTACCTCGTTGGCGTCAAAAAGGATATAAGCAGAAAGCAGTTTGCGACAGATGCGGATTCCGCGCAAAATATCCTTCACAGATAGTTGTGTTTCACATTAATGGTGACTTAAACGATGCTACTATTACGAATCTTCGTAGCGTTTGTTTAAACTGTGTTGTAGATATCGACAAGCAAGAACTACCCTGGAAGCAAGGCGATCTTACGCAAGACTTTTAACGTTTAATTTTTTAAATGTACGCTGTAATAGCCCAATCTGCAGAATAACATCTTCAAAAGCGTGGTGACTATTTCCTAGTTTTTCACGATCAGGACTCATTTTATATACAGTGCGGGCATCCATTACTTTGTAATATTGCCACGGTATTGGCATTCCATAACTCTTATATGCGTGCTCAATAATAGTCATATCAAACGCAATACCATTGGCCCAAATGCGTTCACTGTGCCACATCAGTCCTTTAAGTTCTTCTAGTGCATCTTTTAGAGGAACACGATTTTCTTCGCCAAATGCTTCTTCTTGTGCTAGCGGTCCTTGTTGGGACCACCACTGTATGGTTAAATCTTCAATTACTCGATCAGATTGTGACTCTGTATCAATACGACGATACATTGCGTGTTGATCATAGATTGTGTCTGAGAATGGATCAAATGCACACGCTGCAATATTTAAGATTACCGCAGCGGGATCAGATCCAAGTGTTTCCAAATCAATCATTAAGTCCATACTAGTTATTATAGTAGGGTTTTAGATTTTTGTCAACCTTTACGTGCTTTATTCAAAGCACGAATTAGTCTGCTTGCTGTGTTGATACGTTTAGAACGCTCGCTTCTACGAGCTTGTTGTTTGTAGGTTTGTGCTCTAGTGCGCTTCATTGTTGCACGTTTGGCTACGTCAATTGGTTTGTCGCAATCGCTAACAGTTGGAACAATGCGTCCTTTACGTTTACCTGAAGTACAGCGCCATTTTAGTTTTGCTTTACCGTGTCGTGTAGTGGTTTTTGCACGACTCCAAACCATTTCGTGTTCTGACATAAACTCATGCGCTCGCATCAGCCAATAACCCAAGTAAGTGGTTGTGATCCATCTACATAATTGCGAAGATCGTCAAGTAATGCAGCTTTTTCAGCAGCACCTTCTTGCTTCATTTGCGAACCGTTTAGTGCTGATCCGCCTTGCGGACCTGCAATACTAGCAAACTTCTCACGTGCTTGGCCAATGATCATCTTAGCACTAGCAGTTGTGTAGTCTTTGATCCACTGTGATGTTTGATAATCCTGTAACAGTGTTACTTCTGGCTTAGAATTGAATACCCAAAGCAAAATTTCTTCGCCGGTGCCTTTTGGATCACGCACAATGCGCAGTTGTTTTGTAACAGGATTAAACGTATAGTTCATAAACCCGCCAAACATACGCATAGCAAGTTCGACGTACTGAGAGTACATTTCAAACGTTGCTAGACCGCCTGCGTAAGTGTAGTTTAATAGGTAGACATTGAGAGTAGCCTGACTAAATGGGTCAAAGCTACTACTAAAAGGGCCAGTAGCGTCCCCCAGAGTACGTCTGAAAATTTGACGAACATGTGTAACCTCCTGCGGTAGTGTATAAGTGTCTACGTTTTCTTGTAGAGTTACAAATACATAACTTTCTTCTGTGCTTGCTTGAGATCGTTGTCTAAAAACCCCAAGTGCTTCTTGGTATGCAATTTCATAGTGTTCTGGGTCTAGCTCAATGTCAATAATGCCATCGCCTAAACGTAATCCTACATACTTAAAGAGATCTTGCTTTAGAGAATCTAAACTCATATTTCCTGTCCATCCTGTTATACACTATTTAGTGCAAATCAGATATGAAGGGCAATGTATGCTTCCCAAAAACTCTTTAATCTTTTTTCATTGAAATCATCAAATTCAAACCAGGTATATAGTTGTTGCATCTCATCTTTGAATAATTCCCATGCAAAAAATGTACTTACATCAAACCCGACAATAGGGTTAGTAACGTCTCGCCAAGGATAAAAATTATTGATTTCGTTTTTAACTATGTCATATTTTTTATCAAGGTTATTAACATTAAATAATGCTTGATTTAATTCATGCCACGACGGCCAATCTGGTCCAGATAGAACAGTGTTATATTTGTTTATGTTAGCATTTCCACTATCAATATTACCACTTTTGGTTTTTAATTTAACAGCAATATTAACAAAATCAGTAAAGTTATAAAGCACAATAACTTTTGCATTGGGCCACACAGTCAACAGTGTACTAACAGTGTTTGCATCACCGTGCGCAGTGATAAAAAAATTTAACTGTGAATTAATTAATTTTTGTACAGTATCATTGATATCTTGTGTTTGATAACCGTACTCCCAATGTTTACATCCTTTTCCGTATAATTGAATATCGCCAAACTCAATACCTGATCTCCACTGTAGCATTTTGTTTTTAGTCGGTATTGTTTGCATTACTTTTTTTAATCGATATACGTAATCGTCAGGGTAGTTGCACAAATAAGTAGCTGCCTCTGGGTCTTGCGGGCAGGCATATTTACTCAATGATAAACAATTTGATATGAACTTCCCTCCAGCAAATGCCGGAAAATGAATAATAACCGCTTTATCTGTGTTATAATTAATGCACACGAAGGATCACCAGGGTCTCTGCAAAACGTCCGTTTAGTTTGGATTCTACTGCTCGAATATCAGCAAAGAACTTGCGACTGTTTGGTTTGCTAGCCTTCATTAATTCTTTAACTTGTTCCTCGGGCTTACGCAGTGTTTTCATAACACTCTGTGTCGGGTCGTAACCGATAATAGCATTGTTCTTTACATACAAGCCGCCTGAGTGCTGATCAGCAACATAGTACTGCAACTTGCGGTTCTTGGTGTTATACACAAACATTTCTTTGGCACCGAGAATCTTCACCGGTTTCTCAGACTTGATATCACCAAATTCCTTTTGGTACTTGAGTTTAGCCACAACCTTTTCGGGCGGAACTGGCTTTTTGCGTCGTGGAGTTTTAGCAACTTTCTTAAATTGAACATAGCTCAGTGCGTCAGCAATCACTTGTTCTGCAAATTTCACTAAGTTACGCAGTTCAATCTTGCCGTATCCTGCATAGTACTCAGAAATTTCTTCGTTACCGTTGTGCGCTGATTGGAATTCAGAGAGTTTTGCTTCCCACGTATCGGTAATTACAGAAATATGTTGCGGTAGGATGTTTGCTACCTTTAATACAGTAATAGCATCTTCGCCCTTTACAGGTTTGCATCCATTCATGATAAAGTTGTCTAGGATTCCTTCAAGTTCGCCTGCTGCTTCGTTTGCTTTTTCAAGCATGCGATCCTGAATAGTTGGACCTTTTGGCTTGGTATCTTCTGCTTCTTCAATTTCTGCTACTTTTAGTTTAGTGTCTTTATGGCGCAACACTTCGATCGAGATGCGCTCGCGCTCATTTTCGTTTAGTTCAAATCCTTGTGTACTCATGCGGCACAACCAAGCAGCAGTAAGATTCAAGTTACCGTCTGCTACGCCTTTAATTACTTTATAACTATCGGCATTGCCTGCTGCTTTCAAGTATTCAAGCATCATTTCTTTAGCCTGCTTTTTATCGCAAGCGTAATTGTACCAGTTAAGTGCTGATATTAGCGCACCAGTGCGGCTTTCTTCAGCAGGTTGTTCTGCCCATACAGGCTCAGAACCTACATACTTGGCTTCTGCTGCTGCTACTTTAATCTTATTTGATTGTGGCTTACGGGCCATTGCTAACTCCTTGTTTGTTAGTATCTGCTTAGTATAGAGTTCTGAACTGATGTTGTCAACCCGGTTAAAGCGGATAAATACATAAAAATTTGCCAGGATTCCATAAATTGTGCTTATTGTGGTAAATTTACAACATATAAAGATTATTTAATATGCCAAGATTAAGTTTATGGTCGCCTGAAAAACGCAACGATTACAAATA